CGAAAGAATGTATTGCAAAGATCGTGACGGGTTTGACCGATGGGCAGAAGCGGGAATTTATGATTAAGGATAACTCCGCATTTGGCATCTGGAGCATGGAGGACTTGGCTAATTCATGGAGCGACCTTCCTTTGAGCGATTGGGGGATTAATATTCCAATAGACTGGCTTATTGAGCCTGATCCTGACAACACAAAACTGAAAGAAGATGATTTGATATGTCCAAAGTGTGGCGCAAAAGTATGCAGATAGAAATCAAGAAAATCAAAACAAGCGAATTGAAAATCAACCCGGATAATCCGAGAACTATATCAATCAAAGACATGGAGCGATTAACCAAATCACTAACTGACTTTCCTGATATGCTGAAATTACGTGAAATCGTAGTTGACGAGGATCTTATATGTTTGGGTGGTAATATGCGATTATTAGCACTCCGGGAAATGGGAATAAAAGATTGCATTGCCAAAATAGTAAGCGGATTGAGCCAGGACCAAAAAAGAGAATTTATCATTAAGGACAACGCTTTTCAGGGCGAATGGAACATAGAAGAATTAGAGAAGTGGCGCAGCCTGCCGCTTGACGAATGGGGAGTTGACTTACCAAAGGATTGGATGGCGGGCCTTCCAGATGACAACAAGGATATTGATGAAGATGCAATGGCAGAAATAAAATATAAATGTCAAGAATGTGGTTTCAAATGGTAAAACCAACAGTCATAAGCACCTTTGCTGGTTGTGGCGGTAGCAGCCTTGGTTATCAGATGGCAGGATTTAAAGAACTCCTTGCCATTGAATGGGACGATAATGCCGTTGAAACCTTCAAGTTGAATTTTCCTGATGTCCCTGTTTATCATGGGGACATTGCGAAACTAACAGGTAAAGAGTGCATGGAACTTGCCGGGATTAAGAAAGGCACCCTTGATGTTTTGGATGGTTCCCCGCCATGCCAGGGATTCAGTACCGCAGGAAAGCGAAAGTTTAATGATCCACGAAATTCACTTTTTATGGAATTTGCACGGTTACTTGAAGAGTTGCAGCCCAAAGTTTTTGTAATGGAGAATGTTACCGGTATGATCAAAGGCGTAATGAAGCAGGCTTACTTGACTATCATTAAAACGTTACGAGAATGTAGATACCAGGCAAAAGGTCAGGTTATGAATGCCATGTATTACAATGTACCTCAGAGCCGGGAGCGGGTTATCATTATAGGAGTTCGTGAAGATTTAGGGATTGAACCGAGCCATCCGAAACCGCATACAAAACCAATCGCAGCCAATAAGGTTATAAAGGATGCTGTCGTTGATGATTGCGGTAATCCTAAAGGTATTTTAATGAAGCGAATGAAGCAAGTGAAACCTGGCAGCAACCTCGGGAAAATTGACAAAAAAGGATCGTACTTTAATTATGTAAGATACCCTATTGGAAAACCATGTATGACCATACAGAAATCAGTCTCTTTTGGTGGCATATCTATTTGGCATCCAACAGAAGAAAGAAATTTAAGCATTGGAGAAATTAAAAGAATTGCTTCTTTTCCAGATAATTATCAAATGATTGGAGACTATAAAACCAAAATTGCACGCATCGGCAACTCAGTCCCCCCTAACCTCATGAAAGCCATAGCAGAGCATATCAAAACCAATATACTGGAGGTAATACTTTGAAAGGTCGAAAATCAATACCCTCGAAAATCATAGAATTAAGAGGCGGCACGAAGCACACCCACAAAAAACCCCGTGACCAGGAGCCCCAGCCCCCGGAGAAGATGCCAGCCTGCCCGGCGCATCTGGACGATATGGCGAAGATCGAATGGGAGCGCTGCGGCAAGATCCTCATGACTATCGGCCTCATGACCGAGCTTGATATGGCGGTCCTGGCCGGATATTGCCAGGCATATAGCGAATGGGCCAGGGCCACAGTGGAAGTGCCAGTGAAAGGCCCGGTATGGATTGAGGCAAAGACCGGACTTCCCAGGCTTAACCCGTGGTTGAGGGTAGCCAGGGAAGCCTACGATAAGATGATGAAAGCGGCTGTTCTGCTTGGATTGTCTCCATCGTCCAGGGCGAGTTTGAAGGTGGAGAAGCCGAAAGTCGTGGACCCGGCGGAAGCGTTCTTAAGGAAGATACATGGATAAGGTGAGTAAAAAAGAAATCCAGGCAATTGAGAAAATAGTCAACGGCTATATCAAGGGCGTACAGTCCGGGAAAATCCTCGCGTGCCGGTATGTCCGTATGGCAGTTGACCGACATTGCAACGACCTGAAAAGAAAGGACAGCGGGTTATATTTCGACAAACAGAAAGCTGCTGTTGCATGTATGTTCTTTCCGCTCCTGACCTTATGGAAGGGGAAAGAATACCAGGGCCTGCCGTTTGTACTGTCCCCACACTTCACTTTTATCACTTGGGTACTAATGGGCTGGTATCAGGAAGATGGAACCAGGCGATTCAGGAAGGCCATGATAGAGGTAGCCCGGAAGAGTTCAAAAACGACTTATGCTGCAGGCCTTGCATCTTATTTCTTTATAGCCGATGGCGAGCAGGGAGCCGAGGTCTACTCAGCCGCCGTAACCAGAGACCAGGCCAAATTAGTCTGGACGAACATTCAAAATCTTACAAAGAAGTCCATATTTGCAAACAAGATAACTTATTATAAGCATAATTTATCTATCCTTGAGTCAAATTCAAAGTGTGAGCCATTGGCGAGCGATGCGAAATCCCTTGATGGACTCGACACCCATTTTGCCAGCCTTGACGAACTACACGCCCACCCAACAAGGGAAGTCCATGACTTGCTGGCGGACTCGATTGGTGCCAGATCCCAACCGATGATCCTGATAATCACCACGGCGGGGTTTAACCAAACCGGGATATGCTACGAAACCAGGGAATATGGAACACAGATTCTTAAAGGCACGATTATTGATGATTCATTTTTTATAATTATATACACCCTGGACACCAAAAAGGACTGGCCGGACCTGAAGGAGCGCAAAGAAGAATTACAGAAAGGCGAACACCATGAGGATGATTGGACTAATGAGGATACGTGGGTGAAAGCGGCGCCGGGACTGGTCGGTATAACAGAAAGCGGTAAACGGTTTGGGATAGACAAGGAGGGCCACCCGATACCGGGTTATATGACCAAGATTGAGGATATGAGGGACAAGGCCCGGATTGCAAAACAGATGCCTTCAGCACAAAATAACTTCCTGACTAAACGCCTCAACTTATGGACTCAGCAAGAAAACAGGTGGCTGGATTTGGCCTTGTGGGATCAGAACAATATCAGGCCGGTCACGGAAGAAAGCTGTATGGGAAGAAAGAGCTTCGGGGGAATAGATTTATCATCGGTCTCGGACCTCACTGTCTGGGTGCAATTGTTCCCTGATGAAGATGAGCCGGATCTGGTAGATATCTTGGTGCGTACCTGGTGCCCGGAGGCCCGGCTTTACGACACGAAAAACAAATATAGGGATCAGTACCAGGCATGGGAGAAACAGGGATATTTGTGGATTACAGAAGGTGATGCGATAGATGAGGACGTTATCCGGGCGCATATTGTTTCCGATAAAGAGAAATTTAACATTCAGAGAATCAGTATCGACCGGGGATTCCAGGGGTACACGTTCGCCAGAAAATTAGATGAAGAATTAGGCGGCACCGAGAAAGATCCCATGGTGGCTGCCTGCGGGATGGGCTGGGTATCCATGATGGGGCCGTGCCAGGAACTTGAAAGACTGTTGTTACTTAGGAAGCTGAATCATGGGGGGAATCCGGTGCTTCGCTGGAACGCTGATAGCGTATCAGTCAAGATCAACCCGACCGGAGGCGGTAAATCACCCAATAAAGCCACATCACAGGGAAAAATAGACGGAATCATCGGGATACTCTTAGGGCTTGATGGTCTACTCAGGGCGGCTGGACCCACCAAGTCAGTTTATGATGGAATGGATGTAAATGCAATCAAGGAGCGTATGCAGTTATGAAAGGAGAATAACATGGATTTCATAGAGATTGACAAGAAAGACGGTGCAGGCGGATTCTTAATCCCTGACACGGCAGGTGCTCAGGAGATTGCAGATGAACTTTTGAAAGATGAAAATTTGGAACGAAAGGAGAACATTATGGCAAGACCAAAAGGATCAAGGAATAAGAAAGTAAAGACAGTTGAATCCGCAAAACAATCTGAAATCATCGAAACACCAGAAGAAAAGCCAGCCGTCAAGGACAATTCCGGCCTTGAAGACAGGCCATATTTCTCTGTTGACGAAGCGGCCCGGTTCTTGGGCGTAGAGGAAGCCTGCGCCCGGCTGTGGTTCGATCATGGTCATCTGAAAGGGATAAACGACCTGGGGTTTATTAGGATATCCAGGGCGTCCATATTGGGGTGTAGGTTTCGTAAATTAACCAGCGGGCCTATGATGTAGGGAGGTTGGAATGGAAGCATTACCGAACAGGCCCACATTACGGGTCAGCGAAGTTGCCGCATATTATGGCGTGACGGAAAGGACGGTTTACCTGTGGATCGAACATGGGCATCTGAAGACGGAAAAGACCCCGGCGGGACAGTGGCGAGTTACACGGAAGTCATTTGATGAATGCCGGTTTGCGAAAAAGGAAGAGGCAGGAGAAGCATTGGAGCTTTGATCCAGGCATTTTCTCTCTTAAAAAGTTAATTAACCCGTCCATCTCTGCCTCTGGATCACCAGGCCAGAAGCAGGATTGAAAGATTAACTAAGGTTTATTATCTAATGGTCTCCAAATCCAGGCCCACCAGGACTCTTGCCAATAGTCATACCATGGTTCTCCTCGATTAAGAACCCTATAACCGGCTTTTGTCAGGCAATCAGTAACATACATTTTTTGGTTTCGATATTGG